TATGAACCGATGGGCTTTAATGCTGCGTGAAGAAATTCGGACAGCATTAGGCGGTGTTGATGAAATTTCAGTTTCTGCTGGTGCCACTGCCACAGAAATTAAGGGTTTGATGGGTCGCGCTCAAGCTACAGCACTAAGAAAAAATAAAAGTTTCTTGGTGTACGGGTTCTGTAAGTTGTTGGAGATGATTCTCTACCACCAAGAAGAAACTTTTAAAGATAGTTTTGCCGCTGTTGTTAAGCTCAAAAAGCCTAAACCTGTTGCCGATGATTCATCTGAAGAGACAATTCGCTTTGAAGTAGAACAGCAAAAGTTTGACCAAAAACTAAAACAGATGATGCAAGAAGCGCTTTCAGCTTCTGCAGTCCCACGTGGTGTTTTTGGTTTACCTCCAGATGGAGATCGTACTGTTGCGTACCGCTTCCAAGGCGATGTCTATGAGGACACGGCCTACGACATAAACCAAAAGTCTATTGTTGTCCGAAATTTGCAAGAATTAGGGGTCGATAGTGTCGAAGCTTTACGTTATTTATTCCCGGATAAGACGGATACTGAGCGAGAAGAAATGTTAAAAGGATTTCCTTTCAGGATGATCCAACAAACTCAAAGCGCAATGCAACAATTTTTAGTATTATTATCACAGATGTTGCAAACGCCACATCCTCTCGCCCCGGATCAACCCTTAGGGGCTGACCCTAGATTAAACATAACGCCCCTGTTATACAGGACGTTTGACCACCTCGCGCAAGAACTAACCTACTCGGGTAGCTATGAGCCAGCAGATCCAAGCTTCGATCCCGAGCCCGGTAGCGGCAGCAGCCCCCTCGGCGGCGCCAGCAATGGACCAGGGCTCAACCGCTTACCCGCAGTGGGTGGCGCAAACCAGTACCCCGGCGGTAGCTTCGGTACCTACAGCCCAAATGCCGTCGCAGGCAACACAGGGTTCGGTCCTTTCTACCAGCAACCAGTACAACCAGTCTCCGTCCGCTTACTCCCCGAACAATCCGTGGGAAGCAGCAATGGGCAGCCTGGAGCGGGTGGTGTCCAGGATGTCACCACTCCCCAGCCAAACAGCACCGTCTCCACAGTACGCGACGACGCAACAGGCTATTCCACAGTACAGTCAGCCTTTACAGGCCCAACCATGGGCGTACCAAGCGCCTACGGCAGCCCCGACTTACTCCAACAACGTCTCTACGACCCAGGCTTCCTCTCAGGCTTCTACGGGGCGCAGCCAAGCCCCCCAGCTAAGCCCCGCAAGCGCTCAAGTCGTTAATCACTTCGGCATCGAGGCCCCCGGCATCCTTAATCAGTATGCTGTTACCCTCGAAGACGCTCTGATTGCTCAGAACGAAAATATGAACTCCATCGCCACACGTGGCGCTGCAATGGAGCATATTCTTACTGATCCTGATCAACTAGCTGATTACACCAACCGGTTCTTCACCGAAGTGTATCCAGTAGATGCAGATAACTCTGGTTATCCTGCTCAGCAAGCAGCTTATCAACCTCGTTATGACATGCCTGCTGTTCCTGCTTCTGCAGGCGCAGTTCGCAACGATCCTGACACTCAGTGGAATGGTTTCGCCCAGACCATGAATCAGAATCCCGAGCAAGCTTGGCGTTACCTGAGTCAAATGAGCCCTGACGCTTTCCGTCAGAAGCTCTTGTTCTTAGACGCCGCTTAATTTACGTTTTAATACTAAAATTCCCCCGGAAACGGGGGTTTTTCTATGGCTCCTTTTAAATCAGAGGCTCAAAGACGTAAATTTTACGCAATGGCTGATCGTGGGGAGATCCCTGAAGCAACAGTCAGTGAGTACGAAGAAAAAACTCGCGGGGATTTACCCGAAAGGGTTAGTGCTAAAAGAAAAGCTCAGCAGTACACTAATAGTAAAAGAGATTAACCATGGTTCTTCCCATCGGACACACTCGTCGTCGCGAGTCTTCAGACAATTCAGCACTTTTAGCTCAGTTAGACGAGCTAAAAAAAGAACTTGCCTCTGTTAAAGAGGAGTACAAGTCAGATATGGAAAAAATTGCTTTAGATATCGTCACGGTGGATTCTAAAAGGCAACCTCCAGCCGAATAATTTAACTAGGTATACTTAAAGTAGCCCTCTGTTGAGTTTTCCGTGGGTTACATTTCACTTGTTAACTATAAGTACGACACCGGACTGCATCAGCAACAGTCTGGACCTTATCGTGCTGGCGATGATCTGGCTTTAGCTCAAAAATACTTAGTCGTTTCCAGCGGTTACGTCGATTCGCTAGGAAATCAAGTGTCATGGTACGGCGTTAACGATATTGGCGCTGATTATGGACGCCCCGTTATAGGTCCTCCTAACTCAGGTGCCTACGTAGTCGATAGTTGGCGGGCAGTACCTGTTGCAGTTTCTGGTTATTGGTCGGATTATAACTTTACTTATTATTCTCCAAGCGGAGAAATGAGTGTTTACACCGGTTTTAGAGGATTTACAACTCAAAAAATAGCTAACGCCAAGGTTTCAACAACTTATAATCCTCCTTTTGGTATTCGTGATACGGGCGCATACACTTATTACTTCGGAGACGCTCCTTCTAGTCAATCTTACGACCCGTACAATACTCCTGAGGGAAATACGTCAGCTGAAGGAACCACTGGCGGCGGCGTGGCTCACCCACGTCAAATGGGTACCCTTTTAACTACCACAGCGACACCTGGTGCTACAGAAGTAACAAGAGCGGAATGGCGGTACAATCCTCCCGTATATTGTCAGACTTTGACTGAAACTATTTACGCTCAAGTTCCCGGTTTAATGGGAGCTCCAACTCGTTACATCTATCGCGGTAGGTCCTCACGTTACGCTTTTAATCTCGGGTCTATTTATGGAATTACGGGAGAAGGCATTCGTGCGTTACCTCATCGGTTTAGTCCTTCTGTAAATGTAAGCAATCAGAAGAATATATAGATTTATTTAAGGTAAACAAAAAAAGTAAATAACGCTATTAATGCGACAAACAGCATACCAACTTTGTTTAAACGACTTAAAATAAAGGAGTAGTTTTTCGGAGGTTGGCGCTTTGTTCGTCGACAATGATTTTCCGAAGCTGCTCGGTGCAGAGCTCTACCGTCCGCATCCTGCGTACGTTGTAGAGATGGCTGCGGAACCCGTGGTTGTTCATGACTTCTGAGCTTATTGTGAGCTAGGGAACTTCCAGGCGAAATCCTGGTCGAATAACTCCGTGAATTGCTGGAAAGCCGGACCCGTAAGGGAGGTCAATCAGCAGCCAAGCCAATCAGAAATGATTGGAAGGTTCAACGACTAACACCGAGGCTGACCGAGAGAAGTATCTCTTTGAAGCCAATAAGGTGACACGAGCGCGGAGCACCCAAACAGATAACGCTGTGGGTGATGATATAGTCTTGTCACTACCGCCCTTAAGGTAGTGTGTGAGGATAAAGAGCCTTACAGCACTCTAGACTGAGTGTAAAACAGCAAAACAACCCGGTCAAACCGTGCAGCTTGATCGTTACAGATTCTGGGGAAACCCTGGAAGCAAAGAGTCACGTGAGCGTACTGCAGAGCAGACCATCGGTACTGCTAGCAGCCGCAATATCGTGAAGGATAAAGTGTTGGTTACTCTTCGTGAGTTAACGTGTAGCTCCCTTGCGGCGTAATCCGCATTGAATAACGGGGTGAATTGCTGGAAGCCCTCCAACCAGTACATTTTGTACTTATACTGGTCCGGTAATCAGCAGCCAAGCCAATCAGAAATGATTGGAAGGTTCAACGACTAACACCGAGGCTGACCGAGAGAAGTATCTCTTTGAAGCCGATAAGGTGACACGAGTGCCCCGCACCCAAACGATTTAATCATGGGTGATGATATAGTCTGACCTTACGGGATGGTAAACCGTAAGAACTAAAGGATAAAGAGCCTTTAGGGTAACAATGTGACACCGGTCCTGCCGACCCTAGTGATCCAACACAAGCTAGTACATTTAAGATTGCACGTGAGACACTAATTACTGCCCAACGTTTGCTGTTGGATACCGGTAATCTCACTGCTTTCCACCAATCAATTGGTTCTTTGACCCTGCTAGACGACTATCGTCGTTGGCGCGATCGGGTGTTCATTAATGAACTCCTGAAAGCTGTATCTAAAGGTCAATCTTCTGATACCCAAGGTGGTTACTACTACCCCGGTAATTTGGCTGTTGGTTCTTTAACCTACACCAACTCAGAACAAGCCAAGTTTGACGTTAAGGATGACCTTCTCCGCGTGGTGAAGTCTCTGCGTAAGCGGAACACCCCCACCTACCAAGACGGTTTCTATCGTTGCGTTTGCGACCCCACGTTCCTGATGCACCTGCGTCAGAACAGCGATTTCCGCGAAGTGGCTCGCTACCCCGGCAACGGTCAGATCAACCCACTCATGTCTGCTATGCAGCCTAACGCTGCTATCTACATGGGTCAGGGTTTTGGGCAAGCCTCCTTCGTGGCTGGCGAACCCATCATGCCTACCGGCTTTGTGTTTGAAGGTGTGCGATTCTTCGAATCCACCAACATGCCTTCCCAAACCGCCACGGCAACTATCGGTGGTACTTCGACTACGTACGACAGTGCTATCGGTATGTTCTTCGGCCCTCAGAGTGTTGGCGTCGGTATCGGCGGTAACAATGCTCAAGTGCTGCTTAACAACAACGACGATTTCAGCCGTTTCATCATGATGATCTGGAGCCTGTACGCAGGTTTCGAGCTTCTAAACGCTGACTTCGTTACTGTTGCCTACTCGTTCAACGTTTGAGGAGGTAACTAAAAATGACAACTAACGCTAACCAGCTTCAAGTTTCCAAAATCTATCCTGGAAACTATACAAACGTTCTACGTTACTGGCACGACGAAAAGACGTTCCAGTTCCGTAATGCGAACGACACGGAAACCACCTACTCCAACCAACCTGTTGGTGGTCCCGTCGGTGTGGTGTTTACTCCAGGTTGGGTTGCTCAACAAGCTATTGGTTACGTCGACCTGTCGTTCCAAGCTTTGGGCACCAATAGCCAACTGGAGTATTACACTCAGGCTTACAGCTCTGGTCTAAACGGAGCTAACAGTCCCTTCTTGAACGCCAATGTAATCATTCCTTCACCGGATGCTTACAAAGATGTTCGCGCTGATATTACTGACGGTATCAAAGTGCCTTCTGGTGCTTATGTTTATCGTTTGTCTCTCCGTGTTGACGGCGGCGACGTTATCAGCAGCGGTGTTGGTGGTGGTGTTGCCACTCCTACATTGGGCCTCGGTCCTGCTGTGGGTGTTGGCCTCAACACGACACCTTCTGCTTCCGGATTCTTCGTTACCCTCGCTGGTAGCAGCAGCCGGATTGCAAACGGTTCATACAACACGAATAACGTGTTTAACACCAACAATTTGTACCGGACTGGTTCCGAAACTCAGTACAAATTGTTTGCTGTGGCTAACCTCGGCGGTGTTGCCGCTTCTGGTCTTGCACAAGCATCCGGTGTGTTCGATCCTCGCGCTACTAACGGACAACTTCGGGGCAAAAACAAAGCTCTGGGTATCTGTGAGGTGTGTTGGTTCTTGTCAGATGAAGCTCCCGATCGCGATGATCTGGCTCTTCAGCCTGCTGGTCTCATTGAGTCCAACGTTTACACCTCTACTGTTCCTTCCTGATCTAGTTAAAGGTAAATACAAGACCCCTCTTCGGAGGGGTTTTTTTATGCATGGCAATATGACAACTGAAATTGAAATTTGTTAGTAAACTATTCGTAGACACTGCTTACATAATGACCGCTATCTCAGTTCAAGACGTTTTGTACAAACCAAGTGGAGTTAAAGTTGAAATTTTGAGTGAGCACGATGAAGGTGAGTACAAAATGGTCCGCTCAACCACGACAGGAAAGGTATTTTTCGCTCATAAAGGCCAAATTGAGATTGTAGAAGGTAGCGAAGACAAAAAGGACGCAAAACCCGCCTTAAAACGCCGTGGCCGTCAAATTATTCAGCCAGAAATCCCTTTTGAGAACCGAATCAACATAAATGGTGCCACTCCCGAGCGGTTAACGCAGGTTCTTAAAGGAGTAGGAATAAAAACCGCTGTGGAAATTAAAGAGTTACAACAATCTATGCCCGGAGAGCGTTTTACAAAGTTAGAACAGCTAAAAGCCATCACTCGTGTTGATTGGGACGAGGTTCTTGCTGCTGGTGTCGTCTACGTAGAATAATTTAAATTTTTATTTTGTAAATCAGGTAGAATAAGTTTATCTAGTGCTTAAATAAAGTGTCTCAATTCTCTCAACAAGAACTTGAGCAGATTCAAAGCTATTTAGCGCAACAAGGTGTTGTTTTCCAAGCAACAACCACCGATGCGACTAAAAGAGAAATAATTTATGCTGCGGTTAATCAACTTACCCGTAACCCTGCGCAGACATTTGGTTATAGACTTGATGATTTTAACTTTAGTCGTTGTGCATATCACCTTGGATACAATATTGCCACAGTGCCTGCCGGTGACTACGCTCGACTTTTAGAAGCTACAAGTAGTATTCCTTCTGAGTTCTATTACGACAAAATTGTTGGTCAAATTGAACGTTGTGAAGAAGCCGAGCGCTTAACTGAATTGGCTACTGGACGAGCAACCAGCCGTCAAGAAACAATTTTCGGTGATGTTAGTCGTTCCATTAATATCCAAGATAAAAGGGAAACCTCAAGAATCTGGAGAGAGAATTACCAATTTGAGTGTGATCGTTTAGCTCATATGCTTTATGTTCCTAACTATAAAGACCCAGTTACAGCTCGTTACCGCTATGAACGTAGTGGCGGAGAGTTTATTCAAGCTATACCCGGTCCTCCTGATACAGCAAGGGCCGACAGGATTTACTTTTACACTAAATGGAGGTGAGCGCTATATTTAAACAAGAAGTAGCCCCGCTTTTACGTGGAACCTAACTTACGC